CCTGGATCAGGTTGTAGACGACCGTTAATATAAAGAGGCACTCGTTACACCAGCGTCGGAATAATGGTCACGTCCAACTCGTCCACCGTACCAGATACGGCAGTTACTTCGAGCCAGACAAAGGAATCGGCCGGAATGGCCGCATTGTCGAACAAGATAATGCTGCTGCCGTTACTTAAATCGTTAGTGGTTACTCCTCCTATATTGACCTCGGTACCTGCCGCATCACGGGTAGACGCAAATCTCACCGTCCACGTAACCGACGGCGAAGCGGAGCCTCGGATCGCTGCTACTATCCGGGAAACGGTAAAGCCGTTTTCAGTGTAGAAAGAGTCTTCTTCCCCAGCGACAGTCGGAGATTCCAACCTCAACTTCTTGGCCCCCACGTCACCGGCCCCAGGATTAGCCCCGTAGATTCTCAGGCTGGTGTCTCTGCCATTGGCATATATCGGCACGGAGACACCTCCTACGTCATGGATGCAGGCTCTGGATGGAGGGGCCTCCCAATCACTCTGGCGAACATGGCGTTGGCCGCGCCGGAGGAGATGATCACGATGTGTTCGTCCGGGGCGAGCTGAAACTTGTCAGTGATGAGGATGTTGACCTCCAGGGGGTCGGTCGACTTGAATATCTCGATATCATCGGCCGCGCCGCCCGGCCCCCGGATCACGATGCTCTTGCTGCCGACCCCATTGAAATCCACAGCAATTTGCTGAATCTCCTTGAGGAAGTAGGAGGTAAAGTCGAATACGAACAGACCGCCCTGAGCTGCTGGCGGGAACTTCTTGACCCCCTTGGTGGTAAAGTCGGGGGTAGTCAACGGCACCGTCCCATCCCAGTCGTTACCGGCTGTGATGCGCTGCTCAATTACAACGAACTGAGGGTCCGACACGGCCTACCTCCTCCCGAAGGAAAGCGAGGAAAGGGAAGGTGGCAGCCTACGTCGTTACCTGAGCATCGTCATAGTATCTGCGCCACTGGGCGTTGGAGAAGTAGACCGGCACGCCGGTTCCAGCGCCTCCGCCCTCACCGGTCTTCCGACCGTTGGAACAGAAAGCCGTGCGGCCTTCGTACCCGGTGGGCAGATCGACGAAGGCATATATCTCCTTGGCCGCCGCGTTGAGCGCGCCCTGGGTCGCCACCGCCGCGTCCCTGGCATCCGGCGTCACGGAGACCGACAGGTTCCCGGCTACCACCTGGCTCTTAATGACCTCGTTGCCATCGAGGTCGCCGATGGTGATGTCGTTCCAGTTCTTGGTTTCTCCGGAAGCCACCTCGATGTTCGGTCCCGGAATAAAAATGGGGTCGCTGATGGCCCCGGTGTGAGTGATCGCTGCATCCATTTTTTTCCTCGCTGTTTCTCCTGGCGGTCCGACCGCCAAAAACCTCTAAGCCCTTGTTTCAGTACAACCGTTTATGCCGCCATCGCCGTGAACATCTGCTGGATACGGAACACGATAAACTCGCCGGGCCTGTTGGGAGCGACGAATATATCGCAGATGACCTCACCCGCCTGCTCCACCTCCGGCGGGTTATTGGTCTCGTCACAGATAACCTGGAAGCCCTCACTGGGCTTGGTACCCGCAAAGATCCCCTGGTTGAACAGCCCCAGCAGGAAAGTTTCGACGCTGAGCTGGATCCGACCCCGCAGGGATGCGCCCACGTCCTCGAATACGAAACCGTGGGTGCTGTTGTAGATCGACGCCTTCAGGAAGTTGAAGAGCCGCCGCACGTGAACGAACTGGAAGTCGCCCGGCGGGCTCTCCAGCGTGCGCGCACCCCATACCACACGGCCGGTCTGCGGCGTATCCATGAGAGCGTTGACCTGGCTCTGGAAAAAGGTGTCGATTTCGGCGAACTCCAGCCTGCGTTCCAGGCCGGTGGACCAGTTGAGCACGCCGTCCCTGGTCCCTGCCGGAGCCTTGCCCACGCTCCGATTCACATCCGTGCGCGCATATACGCCCGCGATATGACCTTGGGGCGGGATATTCAGGCTGTTGTCCGTTACGGGATCCGCGATGGTGATGTAGGGGTAGTACAGCGCCGCGTAGCTGCTGGTAATGCCCAGCGTGTTACGCCGCCAGTCCTTGACCTGCTGCGGGTTCATGCCCGGCGGCGAGGCCAGGATAATGAACCACTTGCCGTTGGTCTCGGCTTCGGCCACCTGGTCGACCGCCATCGTCACGTTCCCGGCCGCGTCCGGAATGGCGATGTTGAGCAGCTCATCGGGCACCAACAGGGCGTACATGCCCTCTCTGGCCGTTTTCAGCGTCGGATCAGTCAGCTCGTTACGGCCGATAGACGCCGTTCCGTCTGAACCGCCGTAGAAATCGTCTTCATTAAGGGTGTCGCCCGGCTCCACGTAGTGCTGAGCATCGACCTTCGAGCCCGGAACCAGAGCTGTCGGCGGAGTCGCGTGCGAGGTCTCGGCCGCTGATACCGCTACAAGCGTCTTGAACGCGAACTTGCCGTTTTCGTAGTCGACCTGATTGAAGCCCACCGGAGCCGCCGGATCGATATCGCCGATCAGGTTTCCGTTGCCATCGTCAGTGATGGTTCTAACCACTCCGGCCGTGTCGGTGTAGGTGATCGACAGAGAGGTGGGCTGAACAGGGGTTTCCAATGCCGTCGACCGGATACCGACCGGAATGTCCGGGTAGCCGTCCGGATCGGCCGTACCAGTGGAACCGAACTCCGTGGCTGCGCCGTTACCGGCCCCGACCCATCGCGTTCGCTGCTTTCCGTCCAGGTTGCTCGGCTTGTTGTCATCGTTGGACGGGTCGACCAGCTCCACCAGCTTCGAGCCCGTGGTCGGCTCATTCATCTTGGTGATCACGTAGTCGGCCGCCGTCGGATCGGTGAACTGGATGGCGTCGAAAATCTCCAGGATCTCGTCATCCAGCACCACCAGCACGTCGTGCTTGGAATACGAAGCCGTCGCCCTGGTGAAGTAGTCCTCGTTGCCCCTGGTCTGGAGCTGGAGACCGTTACCCCATTCACCCTCCGAGATCGGATCAGCGTCAAAGGCGTTCTGGATGTAGGCCGCCTGGATCGGGTTCAGATCGTGCGGGGCTGCCGAAGTCGCCGCGATCGTAAAAGACACCGCACCGGTGATGTAATCGATGGTTGGTGCGGGAGCCGCCGCCACCGTCGGGCCTTGAAGCGCACCATCACCATCGTCGGTCACGGTCTGCTCGGTGCCCACCGGCGTGTAATCGGCATCGATGGTCGAGGCCGCATCTGGCGCGGCGGTACCGACCGCTAGGTTGTAATGACCGGTCACGTAATCGATGTAGCCCCGGACGTTTGCCGCACCATCCTTGAGCAAGCCGTCCTTGGCCGGGTCGGTGTAGGTCACCGGAGCCGCCGCCACCGTGGTGGTCAGCGTCACGGTGCCCGGTACGATAGGCGGACTCCCGGCGATCCGGCCAGTGAAGTCCACAGCCGCCGCGTTCGGAGCCGGATTGGCGTTCGTGTTCTCGCCCACTACTGGCGTACCGGCCTCTTTGTAGGTGATGGACACGGAACCGGGCCGACAGGGAAGCTCGGTCAGAGTTCCGGAAATCGCCTTTGTTGCGCCGTCGCCGGTATCGATCGTCTCCTCGGAAATCGGGTTGCCGATACCGCTGCCGATCCGGGGATTGCTGGCCGTCACCGCCGGAGACAAAGCCTTCACCGCGTCCGATGCCACGACGCGCACGATATAGGCGCGCACGCCGTTGTTGGCGAAGAACGCGAACAACTGAGTCATCACCTGGCCCTTCTCGGTGAAGGAGCCGAAGGTGCGCTCAGCTTGCTCGAAACCGGTCGCCAGCGTCGCTATGTTGGTGGGGCCTTTGGGGGTGAAGCCAACGGTCCCGTAATTCGACGTTGAGACGCCCTGGATCGCGGTCAGACCACGCCGACGTTCTTCAACGTACACTCCTGGATGCAGTCGCTCTGCCATCGTCTTACCCTCTCATCCCCCTTTGCGGGGATGTCACTGAGAAAGAGATTTTGTTTCCGCTTACTGACGCCGCTGACCTGTCCTCCTTTTACGCGACGACTGCTCCTTCTCCTTCTCCGTGGGCTTCTTCGACGATGAGCCCTCTCCTTCTGTATCCTTCGGGGCATCTCCTGGCTGTGATGGTATCACAGCATCCGTCGACTCAGGCTCAGAACTGTCATCCTCTGCCGTCGTCTCGGGGGCACTTTTGGGCGGTGGTAAGGGCTTCTCCTCGGCCTCCTTCGGCCGTTCCTCCGGCGGAGGATCCGGAAGCCTGCGAACGAGCTTGATCTTCAATAGGTGGGACACGGCCGACTGCGGGGCAAAGAATTTCTGACGTGGCACCAGGACAACCGCCCCCTTCCCTGGAATGTCAATCGGCGTGGTGGTTCGACCTCTGTAGTACCAGTATGGAAGTGCCATTCAGAACCTCACAGACCGCCAAGACTGATCCTCGAAGATGTCGGCAAAATAACCGGCTCCTGGAAGTCTAACTCAGCCTCGACTCTCATTGAAATTGTATGTCCTTGCAACCTGTCCGCGATATCGGTGATCTCACTCAGATTATCAACACTTTCCACAAAAGCGTAATAACCGCGCTCCTCCCCCTCAGAGTCGATGAGAAAGATCTGCCCGTACGCCCAGTAATAGCGCCCCACGTATTGGAGCATGAGATCCGCCTGCCACCTCAGCCGCGCTCTGAGATGCAGGTCGTAGGTGATCTCGAAAGGAAGCGTCCAATACTTTTTCTCGATTTTATCCGGGAGCTGCCGTCCACCAGGTCCGTCAATCCACTTCGCGTTTACCGCCGGAACTTGGTACTCGTAGCCACCTGGAAACCAGCGCGCCATCGCGGGGGTGATGGAACCCCGCGAAATGACAATTTGCGGTAGGAACTGTTCCTGGAAGGCATCTTCTGGGTCCGCCATGCTGACAGGTATCAAGCCCTGGTACTCGTCGGGACCTGTGACTCCCTCGATTCCCACGGCATAGGTCTGTACCAGCTCCCCATCGCGCTCGATGTTTATCAACTCCGACCCGATGGTGGTGGCCACACCTATGTCGAAGTCCTCAAGCCGGACTCGACCTGTCCTTCCATCCGCCATTCACCAGGCGAGACTAAGCTGAGAGGTGTTGAATCGTCTGCTCGACCAGATTCGATTTCTCAACCGCCTCCAACCAGGCTTCCACGTCCTGCTCGGTGGGACTGTCGAGCCCGAAAATCTCGGGCAGAGTGCCGTTGTCGGCCATGACTCCAGCAACCTCGACGATAGCGCTGATGGCCGCCTCGTCTTCCACCTCGCATTCGGCTACCAGCCGGTCCGCCAGATCCCCGATGATCGCCTCGAACCGAGTGGGCTCGTCATCGCCACTCTCGATGTCGGACAACACCAGGTCCCGGAGGGCTTGGGCCTCTCCTTCCTGGATCCGAACCAATGCCTTCGACAGAACCGAATTTACCTTGTCGATATTCACGGTCTTCCTCCTTAACGGCCACCAGCCGCTATATGGTCTTGAAATCCCTTAACCCTTCTCGCGGTAGATGCCTTTTCTCGCTGTTTCCTTACTCCCACCTTCCACCGGCGCTCCGATGGCACTGTTAGCCATCGTACCAATTTTCTCAGTACTCTCGTTACATATCTGCGCCTGGCAGCCCTTATTGCTGGACGCCAGTGTGCCTGATGTTTGGTGTTGATGCCAAATTCTTTGCGTAACACCTCGAAGGCGATGTCCCTGGTAACACGCCTCTGAACCAGCGTGGGATGAAGACGTTTCGCCTCAACCCCGGCCTCCTTTAATTCCGCCTTAACCTGGGGGAGATCCGCCTTCCTACGAGCCTCTATTTTCTGAGCCTCCCGCATCGTCACCTTCCTGGATCGCATGGAGGCATCACGCCGCTCGGGCTCATAAGGCAGCGTGGTCATCGTCCAGGGATTCCTCTTGGCCAAGATAACCGCGCCGGGATCCAGGGGTCGCCCCTTATACTCCCTGGGCATGACGTACAGAACGGTATCCTTCACATCCGCCGTCCGTAACCTCTGAGAATGTTCATAGCCAGGCACGATAATGCCCGTCGCCGAATCAACCCCTGGTATATCGATCTGCCGCAGCTTGAGCATTTTCGGATACCCCTGGATATCCCTGGGGGCGTCCCTCTGAAGCTCCTCATATACCAGCTCCGCTATC